AAGGGATTATAGCACCTGTGTTTAAATACGATCCTTCTATGTAACCCGCCGATCCAACTGTGAAATTAATATTATTATTAAATTCGCATACTATAAATTTATTTGTACCAGATCCAGACAAAGCAATCGGACATCCAAACAGCGTATTATTAGCTGATATTTCTCCTGACATAGACATTGTGTTTCCTGATCCGATTCCAAGGAGGGCATTCTCTGCATATATATTAGCTCCGCCAGTGTTATTCAAAAACCCGTCATTAGTACCGATAGAATGGCAATTATCTAGTTCTATATCTCCAGTCCAGTTTAGAAGATTAAATGTGTAGCCATTTGTACACTGAGTAAGGACTTCTTTCATAATTATAGTAGCACTTCCTGCTACTGCTGAATTGAAAGCATCTGTGGCACTTATAAGAGTAACGTTTTTAATTGTTACCGTCCCTGTTGCGGGCGGTGTGTGAACGCCTGTAATAATAACTTGGCGGTTATCTCCGCCCTTTAACTTTACGTTAGCATAAAATGTTAGATTTTCTGTGTAAGCTCCAGGTCTAACATAAACTACAGATCCAATCCCAGAGGCATTAGCCGCATCCATTGCTCCTTGTATTGTCGTATAATCTGTTTCTCCTGCTACTGGGTCAACAACGTATTTAGTGTCGTTAAAAGATTCGCCAGAAACATCTTTCCAGTTTACAACATCACTTGCAGGGTTATTTCCAACGTTCGTATCTGTTCTTGAAATATATAAAGCTCCGCCCTGTGTTGTTATAGAACCAGTGTGATATTCCTGTGATGTGTTCCATTCAGGAGTCCCCATTTGATGCAGATATGCTAAAATTTCGGTTGTTGTATATGCTATTGCGTTAAAATCTTGTCGTGTCGGGGCATCATTAGCATCTACTATTTCCCAACCCTCTAAATATTCTGGAGTGATATTATCTGTTATTGTGTCGGATTGAGTAGTGTCACCGAAAACTGTTCGGTTAGTCCCAGTAGAGCCTGAGGCAAAAGAGGGAAGGTTTCCATCGTATCTTATAATCTTAGCCATTTTTTATACTCCTTAAGTTTTTATGCAAGTTAGCATTGCTATGTTTCTAGGTCTTGTTTCTGTTCCGACTTTAGCACTACCACTAACACTACCGCCAAGATCAGTAGTCCCTGGGCCAAAAGCTATATTATCATCATGTCGTCCATAATCGCCTCTATAGAGAAATCCGTGTTGGTGATCTTCAAGCTGTTGTTCTTGAGATGATCCAAAAACACGCCCTATATCAACACCTCTCCCATTATCATAACCGCGAATAAATTCTCCTCTAAGATCCGGCAATCCAAAAGTCAAAGATCCATCACCACTTCCGAACGTTGTTCCAATCGCTGAAAATAATCCTGAATAAGTCGCTCGTGAAATGTCTGAGCCGTCAGCGCCAAGCCATCCTGTTGGGGCTGTAACCATTGCAAAATTTTGTACAGCTCCAGAAGGTATAACAGATGCTATATAAAGCGCATCAATTGCCGCTTGGACGTCCGCTCCTAAGCTTGTTAATGAGTCATCATATAAAATATTATCAGAATCCCTTAATTCATCAATCGCCCCTTGAACTGTAGTTGAAGCTAATCCAGATGTTACATTGTCATAAATAATACTAGAGGCATTCTCTAGATCAGATATAAGAGCTACCACTTCCCAATTTACCGCATCTGTCGAAGGGTTGTTGCCAGTGTTAGTATCAGATTGAGATATGTAAAGGCTTCCCGAATACGTTGTTGATGCACCTGTGTGATATTCCTGTGATGTGTTCCATTCTGCTACTCCCATTTGATGAGTATAAGCTAGAGTATGAGATATGGTATAAGCTACTGCGTTAAACCACTCGCGAGGCGGTATATCTGCATTTGTTACTTTTTCCCACCCTAGAAAATAATCAGTTATCATATTAGCGTCTAATGTATCCGATTGAGTTGTGTCACCGAAAACGGTTCTGAAGGCACTTGTCGAACTACTTGCAAAAGCTAAATAGTTACCGTCATATCTTGCAATTTTAGTCATATTTTACCTTATATAATTTTTTCGGCGAACTCTCCGCCTGGTTCTGTTATTAAATCAAATTTATTGGCAAATCCTTTAGACTCTGGATTGTCATCAAATCCGAATGTTTCGCTTAAATCAGCCCTAACAATGATATACCTTACTCCCTGAGGCTTAGGCAATAAATCCATTATTTCAAGTACTCTAACAGCTTCTTCTTCTATCGCATCAGAGATATAAAGCGTTAAGCTCATATCTTTATTGTCTTTTACATACGCCTCGCCGTTAAAGGCTGTAAATACTACATTAACAATAGAAACACTTTGAGAAGCAGCCATCACTCCTAAGGTTACGTTTTTAGCAATCTTCATCTTTATAAAGATTCTATAATGAGGGTCAGATAACTGTAAATCGCTATGTGGAGATGAGAAAATGCTATAAAAAGTAGCTCTATCTGGTAATACTTCTGTTAAACTTCCGAAACCAGTAGCTAAAATGTTGTCATCGAAACCAAAAAAGTTTTTATTTAAAACATGAGGTATTCTTCTATTAATACCAACTACTCGACCAATTATATCAAGCTGAGCTCCTACGGCTGTATCGACATCAAAAGCACTTAAAAAAGACTCTAAAAGGTTAAAACACTTCTCCCAAGTACCAGCTTGAACTCCGATCTCCCCGACAGCATTATCTTTTTCATAATATTGCTTTATAAGCAGGTTCTGATAGTCCTCTATAAAGCTCATTAAATAACCTCTGTTACTGTTATATTAGCCGTATCAATAGTTATTATTCCGTCCGCATTAGCTTCTTCTTCTCCGTCTGTATATGTGACATCATCAAGGCTTATTTCTAAGGATGTAACAACAAAAGTATCACTAACTGCTAAAACAGTTGAATAAAGACTAGAAGCTTGAATACTTTCTGCTATGTCATATGTTAAAGCGGATAAAGCGCTTTTTATAGATGTTATATCGGTTTCTATTGTGGCATCTTTACGCGTAACAGTAAGCTTAATATAAAGCGATTGATCAGATGGTCTATCAAAATTAGCTGTGTGAGTATAAATAAAACCCGTACCGTTTGGCTTTATTAGTGTTTCTGAATATGTGCCTTCTTCGCTTCCTTTAAGCCCTGTTCCACCTGTCTTAGTTTCTGCTATAATCTGGGCTATGGCATTATCTTCCGCTCCTTCTACTATTACCCAAATTGTATGCGGGTTAATAGTATATTCTGTATCTATCGTATCCTGATCATTTTCATATATTTTTACTCGTGTAACATCTTGTAAATTAGCTAGTGCTGTATACATCCCTCCCACTGTTGAAGTTTGAGGCACAACAAGGGAGAAATTTCTTCTTATTCTTAATGCTTCGTCTGTTTCCTCATCCTCTCCAACTGTTACCGCACTTGCATTTGTAACAGATGTTATCCCTAGAATTATTGTTACAGGCTCGGTTACTGTGCTAACCTCTGCTTCATAAGCTCCAAAAAGCTCTGAAACCATAGAAACACTATTGCTTCCTGTCGTTAAACTATTTTCTGTTGTCGTGACCCAATTTTGCCCGATTGTGTCGGCTACTGTATAACCACTTTCTAAAGTAATATTTCTATCCGTTACAATCGTCACGCTTACAGTAGATCTTTTAGAGGGGTTTCTTGTTATCCCTGTAAACTTTACAAGCCTATTAAGAGCTTCTCCAACTGCAAAATCTGGGTCTAGCTGATTATATAGGGCTAGTGCATAAGATTGCAAATCAAGCCTCGCCTGTGCTTCTATACCAATCCTTTGACCATCAGGGCTATCAGAATCAAGATTTATATCTTCGCCATAAATTCCTTTATAACCTGCCTCTAGCTCGTCATAAATATCTTGAAAGCTTTGTATCGCTATTCCATCTGTTCCGATGCTTGGGTATGTCATAAAATTATCTCCAGAATTTCATCTATTATTGAGCTGTAAACATCTATATATTTAATCGATACTGATAAATTTCTATCAATTAAGATAGTACTAAAATTTATAATAGCAACAACCCCCTCAGTCTGTAAAATAGTTTTTTCAATTTCTCTGTTTATTTTGTATTCGTTGCCTTTTGATCCCAATAGTGTTATCCAATCAACACCATCCTCTATATTTAAAAACCAATCATCTGTAAAAGATTTTAATCTTGTTTTAATGCTTTGTAGTACTGCTTCACTCTGCATTTTATAAGAAGCCTTTCCCTTTCCAAAAATCCAATCTCCCTCGCTATCTAATCCACTAACCCTCATTTTACACCCCCCTAATTTGGTGCGTTTGTTGTTCCACTTCCCGCCCCATCTGTCCAAGTGTAATCATGCGTATGATTTGATAAATTTACTCCGCTAGCTGTCATTTCTCCAGTTGTTTCTATATCGCTTGTGCTTGTCATAGTTCCGCCACCTATACCAGTAAAATTACCTGCTGATATTGTTCCAGTCACTACAAGATTACCTGTAATTAAAACATTTCCTGTAACTTCTATATCTCCGACTTGAGTATAATCCCCAGTCAAAGTAATATCGCCAGTCTGTGTTCTATCACCTATATGGTTATAATCTCCCGCTTGTGTTCTATTTCCATTCTCTGTTGTTTCGCTCGGAATTGATATTGCGCTATCTAATGGATTTAAACCTACTATCGCTATGGCATCGCTATAATCGTGCATCCTTAATTCTAAAGGACTTTTGTAGTCTTGCCCAAAATACCAACGGTCGAAACATCTTTCAGAAATAAGTAAAAGACAATAATCCCCAATAGCTATTGGATGAATTGTGTAGCTCCCGCCACCTTGGAGCGTGAGGACAGGAACTTCCACAAATTCAGGTAATTCTATGCTTTCATCTTCTATAACTCTATTAATTACTGGTTTCGCATCTATTGTAGAATCATTAACAGCGGTAACTTTTGCTATAACTGATGTATGCAGATTCGCTAACGTTTCTTTTATTGCTATGTTTAAAATATTTGTTAGGTTTTCTTTTTCCATTATATTACTTCATAATCAAGGTTTAAATACCCAGTGCAAGTCTGAAACCAGTTTTGCCCATAATTGTCCCCATTATATGTAATATTATATATTTTATAAATACCATTCAGGTGCGGGGCGGTGGTACTTTCTAACTTTATCAATCTGCCGATTTTAACGGTAGGGTCTATTAATATTTTAAAGGTGACTTTTTGCTCCTGTCTAGTAGGAGTTTCTATTAATCCAGTCTTTGCGCTTACCTTCGGGATGTAATTACTAGTAACCTGTCTTATATTTATCAAGTTTAATTGCTCATCTTCTATATACCAAGATTCAGTTTCCTGCTTTAAACTATTTAACAGATCAATCGGATTTCCTAATAATACTTTTGGTCTTAATAGGGCTGGGCGTGTGTTTATTCTTCCTCTGGAAACATTGTCTATAACCTCTAATATGGTATCTATTACAATATCATTTTTAGTTATTGTTTTAGATACAAAGGACTCTAATATTGAACCGCCGTCTAAGCACTCAAGTGTAGTTACCATATCGGTTGCACTACGTTCATTTAAACCTCTATAAACATTTCCTTTAAAAGCTAACTCTATTTTATCTTTATATCCAATGAAAAGGCTGATAGGTATATATGCTTCGTCCTCTGCGTCCTTAACTAAAGCTAGCCTTAGGCTTTCATTAAGATTATAAATCTTAATAGTACAACCGCTTAAGAGCCCATCTACTGACTTTGAAATTGTAAAATTTATTCTTATAGGCGATGCTATAATAACGTCTTTATAGCTAGTCCGTACAATTAATTTAAAATCACGGTTAAACCTCATGGCAATTCAACGCTCCTAATATCTTCTATATCATCCCTTTCTAAAATATATAAAATATTTCTACCACTAGAAAAATCATCTTGCTTATATGGGTCAATACCATTGTTAGACTCATCGGAAACAAAAAAATCAAAAGCTTGGTTCTGCCCGGATATATGGGGTACTCCTACGGACAATTTAATTCCGCTGACCTTCCAACCTATATATTCAAGATTTATAACCCAAATTGAGCAACGGTGTAAGTATCTTAATGTTAATATTATCTCATAATCTTCATAAATTATAGAATGCCTCTGAAAAGGCTCATTTGTTATATTCTGTACTTGTAACATTATTCCACCAACTTACTTAATATTGATTGCTCTACGTTTGAGGAAATAGAGTCCCCCTCCTGTACACCTTTGTCAATAATGCTTTTAGTAGCTCCGCCCAACGTTTCAGATGGGCTTAAAGATGATACCACCTGTATAACCTCTGATACCGCATAGCGAACCTCTTGTGCCTCTATGATAAAATCTATGCTATTATTTTCATTATCTTTAGTAGTTTCAAAAAGAGTAAAAACCATATTCTTATAGGTTCTATCGTGCATTTCTATTGTGATTGTCTGGTTACTATTATAGATACCGTTCATAGCGTCAATAAACTTTGTAGTGTTACTACCGTCAGCTAAATATCCAATATAATTGGCTACTCTTTGCGACTTTTCAATTAAGGCATCAGCTTCATCTAAAGCATTATTTAGTCCACCGTCTATTATTGATATTATACCGTCCTGATAATCAGTCATAGTAGGTATATATTGATTAATTTCTCGTACCTTTGTTTCTAATGATCTGAAATTTATTATAGTATTTCTTGCTTGTTCTGAAAGCTTTGAACTTTTAATAAATATATCTGAAACATTACCTTCTATGCTTAATGTTATAGGCTCTCTAATAATATGGTCTTCTAAGAAACTTCCGTCCTCTAGGTAAGTTATAGGTACATTATTCTTTTTAGTGGTTTTATTATTAACCCTTGCGAATGTGGTGAAGCCTCCAATGCCGATCTCTTGCTTAAGAGTATCTTTAAAAACCCCATTTATATAATTCTTGACAAGACCCATTATATACCACCCCTGCTAAATTCAGCCTTTGTCTTATATAATTGTTTCTGATAAATGTTTTCAACGCTATTTCCAACAGCTTCTGGACTGTTACTATTTATATTAATTGTCGTGTTTTGTTCTAAATTGTTATTTGTTTCTCTTCCCTTCGGATCTTGAGAAAACAAATTCTTTACCGATCCAAAATATTTATCTTTTACTGCACCGAAAGCCTTACTCCTTAGCTCTCCTATGGCTTTATAATATTGTACAATCTTCTTTAATACCTTCTCTAAATCAAAGAAAGGAGCTACCCATTTTTTTATAATAGAATCCCCTCCCTTAAACGCAACTATCAAATCATCAAAGATGGTCAATAACGCACCTATGCCTATTGTTATAGCAACTATCGGAGTATTTATCGCTATAAAAGCACTAGTTATAACTCCAAGCAATAAAGCTAAACCCTTATTTTCTTTTATGAAGTCTATAAAGAAATTCCCTACACGGCTTATTCCTCCTCCTAGTATATCTAAACCTTCCCAAAGCTTAAAAACTGTCGGTAATACTTGAATAGAAATAGCTTGTTTAAATGCTAAAAATCTAAATCTTAGCTCTGCCATTCCATCATTATAATTAGCTATCTGGTCGGCATTCTTTTTCGATAATAAACCAAACTTTTCGGCTCTCCCCCTTAATCTGTCTATCTCATCAGTTGACTTAGAAAGTAGCTGAACAAGGCTTGCGTCTATTCCCAAAGAACTCGCAAGGCTTTGTTGCTGTGACATTGTTAAATTAAGGGCTTTAAATCTATCAGCTATATCTAATAAGACATCGTCCGCTTTCCTTATCTCGCCAGTACTAGTCCTTACGGCTACACCTATTCTTTGAAACTCTGAACTGCCCTTTAAACTAGCCTCTCCTATCTTTTTAGATAAGCTTGCAATAGACCCCTCCATTGCTTTAATAGAAGATCCTGAAACACTCGCCGCAAAACTTAAAGATTGAATATCATTTATAGCTACACCTGTTGTCCTAGATAGCTGAACTAAAGCATCAGCCTCTGATAGGGTATTGTGAACCATCTTTCCAAAAGCAACCCCTACCGCAGTAATAGCCCCAACAAAAGTAACCATTTTAACGACACTTAGGTTAAGCCCTTTGTTAAAATTGTTTAATGGATTAATGCTTCCATCAAACTTAAATTTAGTTACTAACTCCGATACTACTGCCATTTATCTTGCCTTGTTGATTAAATAATTCTCTACTCGATTATGTATCTGCTCATATTCCAATAAGTCTAAAAGCTCAACGGTATCAAGCTCCCTGATCTCTTTCAAAGAGCCGTAACCTTGCTTCGCCAAATAGAATATTGACATATCCTCATCGCTTACATTAGTAAAATGTATATAGTCTTCACTTTTAGGCGGAACTGGTATCTTTAATTTAAAGTCCCGCCTCTCATAAAAGGATAACTAAATACAAGCAACATAGATGTTACAAACTTAAGGTAATCCTCGGGGTATTCATCCCAATGATTCTGACTTTTAGAAAGTAAAAAACCATCAAAAAGAACTAATCCGCAGATTATATCCTCAACCCTTTTAAACTCAACGCTATCTATAAATGATAAATCTCCAGAACTTATTTGGTTCTGTACTTTCATCATATAAGCAAAAATCTTTTTCCGCTTTTCGTGATTTACTTTTGTTATCTTGTAAATACGACCGTTAATTTCTGCCTCTTTGTCTTTATAGATTTGCTCTATATTGTCTAAAATTTCTTTATTTGCCTCTTCCATGTTGCCCCCTTAAAAGATTTAAATGTTTCTTTGTGCTGTCCTAAATCTAATTACATATTCAGCAATACCGTTGCCATCTTCGCTATTAATAGTAATAGTGGGCTGTGTAATTATAGACCCACTTTCTAATAGCCAAGTTTCAATAGCGTTATCGCTATTCTTAGTATAATTCTCTTTAAGAGATCCATCCAAAATAGTAGATGGAGATTGATTTAATATATTATTCATAAAGGCATCTGAATCTGATAAATGCTGTAATGAAATAGTTAAATCATAAACATTTTTATCAATACGTTCAAAGATGGAAACACCACCATTTGAGCTATTGATATGTGCAGATGCAGGGTTAACAGGAGCTAAGGTTAAAATATCCCCTGAAACAAAATCATTTATTACTGTCCCATTCAGAACTAGTGTTGTGTTATCTGTTGATAAGCTTATTGTTGCCATCTTTAACTCCTTATTTATTTATAACTAGTGTTATATCCACAGAATGAACTGCGCCACTTAATTTTAATGCGCCTTGGATTACTGGTGATTTCCTAGCTTCTCTATCAGCTTGAGATTGATCAGCTAAAGAACCTGCTAAGAAATAATATCCGTTATTCTCAATGTTTCTATTAAATACATCTACGTTTCCAAAATAGTCTGTGCTTGTCCATGTACCACCTGCAAAAACTCCTGCTCTTACAAATTCTCTTGCTGTCTTTTCGCATTGGTCAACAAGTTGGTTAATCCCTCTTGTTGTCTGTGGAATCTTTGCGCTTGTCTGCTTTAATAAATTATAAAGATCAGTACTAACAGCATCTTGAAAAGCTATCAGATTATATCTATTATCAACAAAATCATTAGCACCACTAGTCAAAATAACTGGTGTGTTTTTAATTGTTGTATAGACATCAAGACCAACATTTTTAGCCTTTGTCAATTCTGTCTGTTTATAAGCTTCGGCAACAACGGCAAGCTCTTTAAGTTGCATTGTTAAAGCTGAATTTTCAGCTCCAAAGTTTACACTATGAACCCTAGCCATGTAAGAAGTAGCAAGCTTTCTATTATTAGAAGCTGAATAAAGCATCCTATAATTTGTATAACCAGCAAGCTTATTAGCCCAAACGACATTTGTTGTGTCAATTTCTAGGTTACTGGCTGAACCAAAAACATCATACATAAGAACATCATTAGAATTTGCCCAAGAAGCTAGAGATGCTGATTCAACAGATGTTGGAGCATCAATAAACATAATACCTTTTACATTAATTAGGGCTGAAAGTGCTGTAACAGCTGCTTCTTTTGTTTCTAAAGATAAAGAGGAAGCGTTAGCACCTTGTACAAGACTTGAACCGCTACCAGTTGCTAAGGCTAAAATGTCGCCAACAAATGTTCCGCTTGTATGAGCAGAAGCATATGTCATAGTACTTGTTACGCCTGTTGTATTAGATGTAAAGATTATTTTATTATCGCTTGAAAGCGATGCAACAACTCCTATAAAAGAAGCATTAGTATTAATCTCTGTAATAACATTACCTAAAGAAATAGAATCTCTAAAATCTAAAGCTGTGATTGTTAACTCGGCACTATCAACGGTTATAACAAAAGAGCCATCGCTTATTTCTTGTAACTGTCCAATTGTTGTCGCCTCTGATAACTCCTCGCCAGTTAATAAGCCAGAAGATGCAACGACCGTTTCGGAAGCTGAACGCCAATAACCAGCAACCAAAGCACCGCTTGAATTACTAGGATTAGGGCTTGTAGCAAAGAAAATTTTAGCATGAGAATACATTTCAGAATCTGTTCCAAAATCTGTCGCTACGCTTGCTAAATCTGTATATAATTCATAACGATTGGCACTAGACAAAACCGCATCTTGCTGATCTGTCATTACCGCAGTTAGGTTCATATTGTCACGGTCGGCAGTTGCCCCCGCTTCTAGTAAAGATACGCTGATAACATTGCTGATATTAGCCATAATTTGATCTCCTTTACTTGTTAATTATATAATCCACTTCTGCCGTGTCTAATCTCAAAGTGTCTACGGTAGCCGAAAGATTAAAGTTTATATTTAAATTTAATTCTATATTGTTATTATATTGTTTTCCACTTAATAACCGTAAGTCTGTTATATTAGAAACACTAAAACAAGCTATTCCTAGCGTGGTTTGTAAGTCTAATGATTTCTGGCTTTTAAGTAACAAAGTTAAGTTATTAAGATTGGTATAAGCATTATCTCCGTAAAAATTTATTATTACAGGTAAGCTCCATAATTGCGAAAGAGTCTGTTCTTCCTCTGTTCCGTCAAACTCTTCTGAATATGCTATCAATGTTGCAGGCGTTAGATTATCAACGGTAATATAAGATGTATCAAAGTCTTCATTTTCAAAGTTATAGCGCCCAACTTTGATAAGACTCTCGGAGATCGTTAATAAATCTCTTATTAAGATAGCTACTTTTCTTAATTGTATAATCATATTACACCAATATGTTCTTATTTGTTTCTTCTCCTACTACCTCATAATATCCGTAATCATTCCAATCGCTTTTTAATATAACCTTATAGTCTTTACTATTATATGTTATATACTCGCCCACATTAATATTAGAACGGCTATGAGCTGTGATATATCTTAATTTATAATCTATTATATCAGCGTTAATCTCTGTTGGCTTAGTACGTTGTATAACACAACTTTGCGATCTCTGTGTGACCGTTTCAGTCGGAACAAAATCAGATGTAGTAATAGCAACGCTTTTTATTATTACTGTCTGTTCCCATTCTGGCAAAACGTCTGAAATATTAGGTAACATCACGCACCGCCCATGTAATCGAATTTTTTAATATTCCAGTATCTATTAATATCTTACTAGACCCTTTCTCTTCGATAGTGAAAACACTTAATTGCTCCCACTGACCAAAACCCTCTGTAAGAAAACCCTTCTGGATTATATTATAAGCTTGCGCTCCTATTAACCCTAAAGCCTTAGTTACATTTTTGTTTTTTTCTATAACTGCACCATATTCTTTTTTTATGGCTTTGCCTAGGTCTTTCTTTTTTATCTCTAAAGGTAACCTTAAAAACGATCTTCTTGGCAATCCTATTCCGTACTCATGTCTTGCCCCAACATTTATAATCGTATTACCATTTTTATATACCTTCCCTGTTGCTTTTTCGGTAGGCAAACCGATAGCGACCTCTTTTTTTTTAGCTTCCTTGAGCTGTCTTGCTAAATCTGTTGTATGCTTTAACATATCTTTTGCAGATTTATACAAAATACCCCCCTTGATTCCTTAATGTTAATAACAAATATCTTACTCCATAACAAGTTGACCGAAACCAAGCATTGCGCTCTGTCATTGTAGTAGTCGGGTTAGAATAAGAAACAGAAACACTACCAATACTCTTAGAGTCAGATGACCTTAAGGGAGCGGTATCAGTAGCGCTCTGATTTTCCTGCAAAACTAAATGGGCTAACAGATTTAAAACAATTTCTTGACCACAAGTTGAATCATAACTGCCCCCCCAATAACAAGGATATACATCCTCTAAAATTGGGATATATGTATTGGCAATTGTTTCGTCAAACTCTGGAAATCTTGCTTTAAAATCTGCTAATAGTGTCATTAATCAACCCATTCAATTTTATTAATTTCTACCTGTCTATTGACCTTTTTCATAAAACGCTCATTCTCTAAATAAAGCAATGGTAATATAACTACCTCTTTGCTTTTCAAGAACAACCCTTCTATTTCATAATTGTTGTCGGCTATAACTCGGACTTTAAAAACCTTTGGATTTATAGAAAGAATCTCTTTAAGTGCCTCTCTCTTCTCCCCTTGGTTTCTAGTCCTTAAAATAACATCATCAACGTTTTCAATAGAAACCTCGATACCTTTTGAGATTTTCTCTCTTAGAGCTTTCTCTTTACAGTTAGGGTGGAACTTAATGCCCACCCTTTTACAATAATCTTTCAATTCTTGCAAACTTAACATATTAAAGACCTGTTAGGATACGACCCGCAGAATTCTCTAAAACATCAGAACCAGCCGCTCTATAAGCCGCATCAACACGATAATCAAAACCAGAAACCTTGACAATCTCACTAATTTGTAGAGGTTGAGGTATTCTGATTTTAACTGCTTGGTCGCTAGAGGAAATAGCTAGAGTAACACTTCC